GAGGCCCATCGTGCCGGCGCCGAGCACGGCGATGACGGGATCCGTGGCCAGCCCACGGGCTGCCATGAGCGCGGCGTGGATCCCGCCGGCCAGCGGCTCGATCAGCACCGCCCGCTCGTCGGGCACATCGTCAGCGACGCGGTGGAGCTGCGACTCGTGGGCCACGAACCACGGCGCCCAGCCTCCGCCGGTCGAGCAGCAGAACCCGATCTGGATGCCCGGCTCCAGCGCGCCGGTGGCGAGGTGGGCGTAGTCGTCGCCGGACAGGGCGTCCTCGGGCTCGTCGATGATGTTCACGCCGGAGAAGAAGCTGATGTCCCTGCGGCGGGCACCGAGGCGGGGCCAGCCGAGCCGGATCCGCTTGACCACGTCGGTCTTCGCCGTGTTCCAGGAGGTGGCGCACGTGTAGTCGGGGGTGGCGTCCCCGGATACGAGGTCGTCGACCTGGTCGCCTAGGCAGGGGGACTCCCACCAGTTGGAGTGATACACGTCCTCCGGTGTGCCGATCGTGCTCGTGGAGGTCGTGGCGTCCACGGTCACACCGATATCGCCGTCCGCGATGGACTGCGCATACGTCCAGATGTCCCGGATCACCTGGCAGCGGTCCGCGTACGTGTAGGGACCGCGGCCGCCGTGCTCCCCATCGAAGTCGAAGCGTTTTTGCAGGTACGACGACCAGGAGGCGGCCTCAATGGCATAGTCGGAGCCCTGGGCGCGGACGTCCCAGACGATGCCGCCCCACTGCAACTGGCCACTGGATTCGACGTAGATGAAGGTGTTGCCGGGGTCCACGACCAGCGGGTCCGAGGACAGCAGCCGCGGGGACAGCCGCCCGGCAAGGCTGCCGGGGCCGTTGAGTTCGTCGCCGTACTCGAGGTCGACGACGGGCAGAGCGGTGGACAGCCACGCCCCGGTGAGGGCGTTCTGGGTCAGGACCCTGTCCGGCACGGACGTCATCGGGGGGCTTCCTCGAACTGCACGTCAGCGATCAAGGTGGTGCCGGAGTCCACGTAGATCCTGGCAGCCTGTCCGGACGTCAGCCCGGCCGCGCGTACCCGGAGGAGCTGTGTGGCGCCCCGGTAGGTGGCCGGGACGGTCAGGGTGTCGCCGATGATGGCCGGGATGCGGCGCACTCCGCTGCCCTGGTTGTCGTCCAGGGTGACGTCCTGGGTGGTCAGGCTCGCCCCGAAGGTGGCACCGATCTTCCCGAAGAAGTTGCCGAGGTCGTATCGGATCGGGCTCACGTCGATCTTGACGATGGCTTTGGTGGCCCAGTCGGGGATCGAGATGTTCCATCCGGCCGCAGTGCTGAAGTAGCTATAGGAGAGGGAGGAGCCGATGCCGGTGCTCATGCTTCCCGGGGACTGGGTGAACACGCTGCGGCGTCGGCGGGCGTTCGCACAGGACCGCAGGTCGGTGATCATCGCGTCGGTGATGGTGCTGGTGCTCACCGGGATGTCGATCCTGGCGAGCGGGATCCCGGTGCGGCCGTCCGGGATCGTGGTCGCCGAGGACGACACCCCGGAGATGACCTGGAAGTAGGCGATCTCATCGGTGGCCGGGTTGAGGCTGCCCTCGTACTCGGGGTCCTCGATACGCAGAATGACCATGTCCGATCGGCCGCCGCCGCTGCCGGTGGCGGCGATGGGCACGTCCACGGCACCGATGTTGCACGCCGCGTAGTGGCCCTGGAACACGTTGGCGCGGCCCTTGACGACCCCGGAGCCGTCACCGACGAGGACGCCACCACCAGGAGTGGAACGCTGGGTCACCTTCAGGTCGTCGCCCTGGGTGATTCCCTCCGCGCCGTTGGCGAGGTCCCTCACCAGCATCCTGAACTGCTGCGCGGAGTGGGTAGCCCCGTTGGTGAGGATAGGAGCCGGGAACAGGGACATGATCGGCACTCTCCTCAGAGGGCGATGTAGGCGTCACGCCAGGTCAGGCGCAGCCGAGCGGAGTTCGTTGAGTCGAAGGCGGTCCACCGCATCTCGCTGGTGCCGGACGGCAGGGAGAACAGGTCGATGCGGGAGGACGGGGACAAGTAGGCGGAGGCGTTGCCGCCGTTGTCCCAGGTGACAGTGCGGTATCCGGGCCGGGTGTCGAGCTCCACCCAGCGGCCGGCGGCCAGGTTCAGGGTGGGCAGGGCAAGGGCGCGGCCGGAGGCGACGTGGGTAACGGTGATGTTGGCGCACGGTCCCGTGATCCGGATGATGGGCCAGGCGTCGGCGTCCCCGTTGTTGGTGACCCAGCCGGGCCGGTCCGCGGCGACGGTGCCGTCCTGCACGTAGATCGGCGCGACGACCGGTGCGGCAAAGCCGCCTCCTGTCAGCCAGCCCAGCGGCAGCTCAGTGACGGAGTCCGTATCCGCGTAGAACGCCGGGTCGTGCGCCAGGAACTCCATGTCCAGGGGCACGTAGCCGTGGATGACCTGCTTGTACTCCGGGTCGATCTTCCTGGCGCGGACGGTCAGGGACTTCACCGGGCGGCCGGGCCGCTTGATCCGCATGGTGAGGCCTTGCCCGCCGACGAGGCGGACCGCGGCGGCGTCGGTAGCGGCCTGCAGGGCGGCCACCATGTCATGGCAGGCGGCCGCATCACCCGGGATTTTGATGGCGGCGTCGAACTGGATCTGCCGTCCTGCCCAGTAGTCGGGGCCGGCGAACTGGCCGTCCATGGACGGCTGGTCGGTGTCGTTGTCCCGCACGGGGGGACGTCCCAGGCCGGTGGTCTCGATGACCTGCACGCTGGTGCCGGCGCCGATGACGACGCCGCCGATGTCGTACTGCCAGTCCTCAAGGTCAAGCGGCACGGGCGGCCACCCCTCCCCTGCGGGCGCGGCGGACGGATCGTCCGACCTGTGCGCCGATGTCGGATGCGCTGGCGCCGGTGCGGACCGGTGTCACGCTGACGTTGGTGGTGTCGCCGGATCGGACGATGACCACCGGGCGGCCGGCCCGGGCGTCGGTCAGGCCGAGGCCGAATTTGTGGGCGACGTCGGCCAGGACCGGCAGCGCGGAGCGCCGCTTGCTGGGGCTGAGTGGCAGGTAGGCCTCTCCGTGGGTCTCCGGCTCGGCGAAGCGCACGATGCCGTTCTGGGTGGCGTACAGGCCCGCGCGCAGCCCGCCGTCCGCGTAGGACAGGTGCTTGTTGGCGCGGGACAGGTCGGCCATGAACTTGTTGGCGCGGGTGCCGAGGGACTTGCTGATCTGGGACTTGGCCTTGTTGGCGACCGTGATGATCTCGTCTTCGCCGAGCTCGGTTTTCGCGGCGACGTCGTGGATGCCGGTCTTGCTGCTGGTGATCGCGGCGATGATCTGCACCAGCTCGGACACCTGGTCGGCGGTGAGCGAGGTGTTGGCCTTCTTCGCCTCCGCGTTGGCCTTGCCGGCCTTCTTCTTGTCCTTCGCGGCGGCCTCGGCGAGCTGCTGCGCGGCCTCGTCTCCCTGCGCGGCCAACTGCGCGGCCAGGTCTCCGTAGCCCTCGGCGGCCAGTTTGGCCAAGTTGTCGGAGAACTTCTTGTTCGTAACGTTGGCCTTGCCCATCTGCCGCGTGTAGTCGGTGAGGGAGGCCTTGGCGGTCTGCTGAAGGTTCCGCAGGGCCTTGGCCATGTCGTTGATGTACTTCGTGGAGCCGGTGGCCATCTTGTGGGCGAGTTTCATGCCGTCCTCACCCATGCTGGCCAGTGCTTCGGCGACGTCCCCGCCGACCCGGTCGGCGACCTTCCCCAGGTCCTTGTTCCATGCCTGGGTGGCCTTTGACGCGGACTTCAGCTTCTTTTCGACCGCGGTGATGTCGAAGTAGTCGACTTCTTTCGTGGTCGTCTTGCCGTGGACTTTGACCTTGACCTTCTTGGTCTTGTGTCCCGCCTGCCCGGCGTCGGAAGCGGAGTAGAGGGTGCCGGTCTGGGGGTCGTAGCGCCAGTCGGTGACGGACCCGTCCGCGTTCCACTGGATGCCGCGCGGGTCGCCGCCCAGGCGGCGGATGGTCTCCTCGGCGATACGCCGGGAGCGGGGCCTCTTGGCAGGGCTGAGGGGGATGTAGCTCTCCCCGCCTGTCTCGTCCTCCGCCCACACCCGCCAGGCGCCGGCAGGAGCAATCTCGGCCAGGTGGTTCTCTCGGCGGCTGCCGCGCATGCCGCCGTCGGCGTAGAAGTCGACCAGACCGCCATTGGCCTTGGTGATGTCGTGGACGCTGCGGTAGGTCTTGCTGTTCGTGATGATCGTGTTGGTGATGGTCGTGCTGGCGGACCGGCCGTCCAGGTTGGCCAGGGCCCTGGACACGGCGCTGATGCTGCCAAGGGCCTGCCCGTTGGCCGTATAGACCACGGTGTGTCCGTCGGGCAGCTGGCGGGTCTTCAGCCCCACGGCATTGAGCGCCGCGATGGCCGCGGAGTTCAGGGTGCTGACCTTCACGGACTTCGCGCCCGGCGTCTGCTTGATCTTTGCCTGGACCTCGTTGAGGCCCGCTATGGCCTGCGACTTCTCCAGGGCAACGTTGACGCTCTTGCCGTCAGGGACCTTGGACAAGGAGGCGATCAACTGATCGAGCTGCTCCCGGGCCGCCTTCGTCGGGGCAGTGATCTTGTATTCGCGGGTGCCGGGAATCAACTCGATCTTGTAGCCGATGTCCTCCAATTCCTTCTTCGCGTCCGCGCCCAAAGCATCGACCTTGATGGTCTTCGCGTTCGGGACCTTCTGGAACTCGGCCTGCACAGCGAGGAGCTCGGCCAGGGTGGAGTCGACGCCCTTGGTCTCCAGCAGGATGGACACCTGCCCGGGGATCAGACCGATGGAGTCGGCGACCTTCCCGGCCTGTGTCGCGGTCAGCCCGTAGCCGCCCATCAGGTCGATGGCGGCCTTCCGGGACTTCTCCATCTCGCCGCGGGCCGCCGCGAGGGACTCCGGCAGGCTCTTGTTCTGCGACTGTGCCAGGTCGTAGGCAGCGATAGCGGCGTTCGCCGAGCCGTCCGCAACCGAGTTCAGCGTGTTGAAGAGGGACTGACCGTTCTTGCTGGTCGTGTTCAAGGACCCGTTGGCCTGGATGAGGGCTTTGCCCCAGCCGTCGGCGTGGTTGATGCCCGCCTTCATCGCCTCATTGGCGTTGGTGATGGCCTCGTTCACGCGGGCCTGGGCGGCCTGCAGGGAGATGCTGCCGCCGGAGAGCAGGTCCAGGGCGTCGCGCAGGGCGCGGGTGCGGGAGTCGGCGTCGGCCGTCTTGTCCGCGAGTCCGGCGACGGCAGTCTTGAGGCGGTCGTAGGCGCTGGCGCCGTCTCCGGTTCCGTGGGTGGCCGCGTCCAGGTCCTTGGCGTTCTTCGCGGCCTCCTTGGCGTCCCCGGACATGGCACGCAGCGCCTTGGCCGCGCCAGCGTAGGCGGAGGCCTGCTTCCCGGCTGCCTTGGCCTCGTTAGACCGCTGGTCGAGGAGCCCGCCGCCGGTGTGCTCGGCGGCGGCCACCTTCATCTTCTCTTTGGCCAGCGCCTCGAGTTTGTCGGCGAGCTTGTCGACGCTCTCGCCCTGCCCCAGGTAGGAATCAGTGAGGTCGGACAGGGTGTAACCCATCTTGCCCATGACGCCGACCAGGCTCTGCCCGGAACTGCCCAACTTGGTGTTCTGGATGGTCTGGGCAGCCTGCTGGCGGACGCTTTCGTCGATGACGCCATTGGACTGGCGCATCGCAGACGTGAGCCCGTCGATGGTCGCCTTGTGCTCTGCCGCCTTCGCCGCGGCCGCCTGCTGGGAGGAGGCCAGCATGCCGAGGCCGACGGTGAGGCCGGTCAGGGCGACACCCCACGGTCCGCCCATGGCCCCCATCAGGCCGGACATCGCGCCGCGCAGCCCGGTCCCGGCCGCGGCGGTGACGCCGCGCAGGGTGCCCGCGAACCCGGTGCCCTGCGCGGCGGCGGTACGGAATGCGGCGCCCATTTGCCCGATCAGCGGAACCCGGGCCTGGAGGACGGCCATCGCGGCCCCGTACCGGGAGAGGGACACCCCGGCGGTGGCCGCCAGCGATCGCTGGACGGCCATCTGCTGGTTCAGCGACGTGAAGGCGCCCCGGACCCGCCCGTTGACGGTGGTGGCCAGGCCCGTCATCGGCCCCTGGATGCGGCGGATAAGCAGGGCGGCGATGACGAACTGCTGGATCGGGCCGGGCAGGGCGGCGAATCCGGAGACGAGGCCTCCGACCAGATGCCCGATGGGGATGAGGACGGTGGACAGGGCGCCTGCGGCGGAGGCGGCCAGGTCCAGGGCGGTGATGACCAGGTCGAGGCTGGAGGCGACCGTGCCGGACTCCCCTGAGAGGTTTCCGAGGCCTTCCAGGACGGGCTGGACGGCGTTCGCGGTGTTCTCGAGGACCTGAACGGCGAGCTGGCCGACGGTGAGCAGGACGTGGAGGAAGTCCGCGAGGGCCGCGCCGCCGAGGTCCTTGAACGGGGCGACCATGTCGCGGGCGGCGTCGGCGATACCGGAGAACTGCTGCCGGGCCGCGGCAGCGATGTCCGGGCCGAACAGGGTGGCGGCGTCGTTGAGGTACTTGAAGAAGTGCTCGATCTTCGGGGTGGCTTCGGCGAGCCCCCGGGTAAGGCCGCGGGTGAGGAACTCCAGGCCGGGCGACATGCCCTGGTAGATCGTCAGGCCGGTCTGGCGGGCCTGCGTCTTCAGCTGGAGCATGGCACCGGCGAGGCCTTTGCCCTTGGCGGCGGCGATCTCGGTTGCGGCTCCGGTCTGGGACACGGCCTGCATGAGGTTGTCGAACGAAGCGGTGCCCTGGTGGGCCATGGCGATGGCGCCGGACATGGCGGGCTTGCCGAATGCCTTCTTCACGGCTGCCGCGAAGTCCTGCTGGGTCATGTGGTGCTGAGCCTTGGACAGGCCGTCGATGACCGTACGCAGGCCCACGAAGTTGCCCTGGGCGTCGAACGCCTGGATACCCAGGGCCTTGAGGCCCTCGGTCATCTGCGCCGTGGGCGAGGCCATGTTGGCGAGCATGCCGCGCAGGGTGGTGCCGGCGGTCTGGCCGAGGATGCCGGCCTTGCCGAGCATGCCGACCGCGGACGCGGCTTCCTGCATGCTGACGCCCATGCCGTGCGCGACCGGCCCGGCGTATTTCATGGCGTAGTAGATGTCGATGATGTCACCGCTGGCCGCGTTTGCGGTGGCGGCGAGGGTGTCGGCGGCCTTGCCTGCCTGGTCGGCGCCCATGCCGAACTGGTCCATCATGTCGCCCAAATACTTCGCGGAGTCGGCGGCGTTGACCTGGGCGGCGGACGAAAGGATCAGTGAGGCGCGGCTGGCGGAGATGGCCTGGTCGGTTCGGAATCCGGCCTTGGCCAGTTCGAGCATGGCTTCGGCGGCGTCGGTGGCGGTGGCGCCGGGGAGTTTCAGGTCCGCGCCGAGCTGGGAGGCGGTGGCGGCGGCCCGGTGCATCTGCATCTGCGTCGCCGACGTGGTGGCCCCGAAGGCGTTCATCGCCTGCTGGTACTGGTTACCTTCCTTGACCACCTCGGCGGCGCCCAGGGTGAGACCGAGACCGGCGCCCATGGCCGCAAGGGACTTCAGGCCCTCCCGGACGCGGCTGGATTCTTCGTGGTAGCGGCGCATGCCGGTGGCGCCCTGGAGGCCCATCCGTGCCATGCGGCTGTCTGCTCGCTGGGCGGCCTGGGCGAGCCGCATCAGGTCACGGACCGCGGTGTCGATCTGCCGGGACATACGGGCCAGGTCACGGCCGGCGGTACGGGAGTGGTCGCCGAGGCTGTTCAGGTGCCGTTGGGCGTTGCGGGCGGAGTCGCCGTACCGGGTGAGGCGGCGGGCGGTGGTCTGCGCGCGGTCGCCGAGGGTGTTGATGTGCCGGGATGCGGTCTGCGCGTCCCGGCCCAGGGTGCGCAGGTGGCGGCCGGCGGTCTCGGCCGCCCGGCCGAGTTCCTTGACCTCGGTCTTCGCGGTGCGCGCGGCGGTGCCCAGGCTGCGGGCGTGCCGTGCCGCACTCTTGAGGGACTGGGCCAGGTCGTTGCCGTGCCCGCGCAGGTCAACACTCAGGTTCCAGTTCGCCACCCGGCCCTCCCCTCCTCGGTCAGTCGTCTCGGTACTGGTGCTTCAGGTTGCGGATCAGGTCCACGGCCGCCTGCGCGGCCACCGGAACCAGCGCGACCTTCATGCCGTGGACGGACTCACCGGAGTCCTCCAGTTCCTTCTGTTTGTCGGCGATGACCTCGCAGCCCACGCACTTCTGCAGGACCGCGGTGTAGCGGTCTTCCTGGTCGTCGCCGCCGTGGTCCCAGTCGTCATAGCGGGTGCCGCATTGCGGGCAGACGCTGCGCTGGTACTCGCGGTAGGCGAGGGCCTTGGCCCGGTCTCGTTCGGTCCAGCGGCCATCGCCCAGGCCGAGGAACTGGGAGTGCGGGATGCGGTACTCCTCGCACAGCTCCAGTTCCCGGCGCAGTCGTTCATCTCGGATCAGCCTTTTCCCAGGTCCGCGCGGGTCTCGCCCTGCACCTGCCAGGCGGTGTCGAACAGCAGCGCCGCCTCGCCCTCCGACCAGTCGGTGAGGTACTCGGCCGCCTCCTCCACCGTGATGCCGTCCAGGCTGGACGCGGCGATCAGCTCCGGACCGAGGGTCTCCGGGTTGAACTGCAGCCCGTCCTCGCCCTGCTCCTCCGTCGCGGGGTGGGCCTTCTTCAGGGCTTCGAAGTCGGGCCGGCGCAGCGCCTGGAAGCGCAGCACGATCGCCGCCTGGTCGAACGCCTGCTGCGCTGCCTTCAGCTCGGCCTGGGCGGTGGTCAGGGTCTTCTGCAGGCCCTTGTCGTCCGGGGCGTCGTCGAGGGCGGCCTTGGCGCGGCGCTCGGTGTACTGGGCGGTGGCGAGCCGGTCCTTGACCGTCTGGTCGTCGCAGATCGTCATCGTCAGGGTCGGGCGCTGGCGCGCGGCGAGGCGTGCCCTCGTGGCGGCCCAGTGCGGGTCGCGGTCGACGGCGTTCTGCGGCGGTGCGGGCTTGGTGGTGGTCATGGTGGTCCTCCAGGGGAAGGGGGGACCTGGCCGGGCGCCGCAGCGGGCGCCCCTTCCCGAACGTCGTTACGGGCCCGGCCAGGAGACTGGTGGGGTGCGGCGGGCGGGCCCGGGTCAGGTGGCCGGGACGGTCGCGTTCAGCAGCGGCCGGTCGGTGATGGAGAACTTCACCATGATCTTCGCGGCCTCGTTGTCTGCGGTGATCGCAGCCGAGTTGGAGGCGACACGCACCGGGTAGACGTCCATGCCCTTGGTGGACGCCGCCTTGCCCTTACGGCAGATGATGATGAAACCGACGGTGCCCTTGGCCAGGTCGGTCTCGATGGTGTCGGTGACGTCGTCCTCGTAGAACGTGAGGCTGGAGTCGGATGCGCTGTCGTCGCCGGGGATCTTCGCCACGAACGTGGACTCCATGTCGGGGGTCTCGATCTCCTGGTTTTCCAGGGAGAAACCGTCGACGGCGGCGACTTGCTTGGTGTAGTCGGTGGCGCCGGTGATCTCGGCCAGCGTCGGCATGTATGTGGTGGCGGCGATGGTGTCGGCGAAGAGAATCTTCGTGACGCCCTTGCGGTTGAACCTGGCCATTGAAGGGACCCCTAAAAAGCTTGGTCTGCGGTGGCGGCCACCTGTGGTGGCGTCCGCGTGGGGTCCCGCCGCGGTGCGGTTGAACGGCCCGACCAGGGGTCAGGCGGGGGTCAGGTCGAACCTGAACCTCTGCACATAGCTGATGATGGCATCTGAGGGATCACTCGTTCCCCCGGGTTCCGTCTCGAGCTCCCGACACATGATCTTGGCTCCGGGCACGGTGAGCGCGGACACCCACAGCCCGGTCGACGCATCGCGGCGCAGGATCGCCTGACGGGCCTTGTCAGCCAGCCACTCGGCCTGGTCCAGCAGGCCGGCCGAGCTCTGCACGGTCTCATCCGGGCCGGACACGGAGGTGATCTGGTAGACGACGCTCAGGTCCTCGTTGTCGTCGGCCAGCGGCGCCCCGGACACGGTGGCGTCGAGGCTGTAGAGGATGTAGTAGGGCGGGTCCGCCTGCGGCATGCGGCCCTTGCCGACCGGCTTCTCGGTGGCCGTCTCGAGGAGCGCGGCCAGCGCCGCGGTGACCTTCCGTTTGTCGATCACAGCAGGACCTCCGTGACAGCGAGCCGCATCTGAGCCATCAGCGTCTGCCCGATGAACGGCAGCGCGGGCTGGACGTGCGGGAACGGCGGCTGGTTGTAGTTCCGGCCCAGGCTGTCGGTGCCGACGAAGCCGAACTCCAGGCGCCGACCGTAGGGCAGTTCGGTGCCGATGGTGCACAGCGCCCCGTACGGCAGCCGATGCGTCTCGGGCCGCCACGAGTTGCGGTAGGCGCCGGTGATGACGTTCGGGCCGGGCCGCCCGGATGCGTTCCCCCGGATCCGGGCGATACCGACCTCCCCGGTGTGCTGGACGCCCCGGGCGATGGCCGGCCCGATGCGGGTGGCGGCGTGCTCGAGACGGTCGGCGAGTTCCTCGGGGGTCACGGCAGCCTCGATCCTGCGACCTGGTTCTGGTCCAGGGCGGTGATGCGTACGACCTCGGTGGTGGCCGCGATCCCGGGGTCTTGGCAGAGCCAGGAGCGGCCGATCAGGTCGGTGCGGGCCGGGTCGTGGACCTGCACGACGGTGACGACCGCGTCCTTCGGGGCGATCGGCGCCTGAAGCGGGGTCATCAGCCGGTAGCGGGAGTGCGTTTCCTGCGCCCACGGCTGCCCGGCGTTCGGAATGGACGACACCTCCGACTGGGCGATGCCGCCCTGCACCGCCCCCGGCCCCTCGTACAGCACCTCACCGGCCGGGTACTCCAGTAGCCCGGTGTCCTCGTTGAGGACGGGCTCCCCGACGGGGGTCAGGGTGATGCGGACGGTGTCGATGAGCAGGTTCGTGCTGATCCAGGTCACGACTCCGGAAAGGGCCTTGTCCAGTCCGGTCATCAGACTCCCCTCCCCCGGGCCCAGTCGGCCAGCGTGCGCAGCATCGCCGCCGTGAGCCCGTAGCGTTCTTCGGCCAGGTCGTCCCGCTCGAGCGCTGCGCCCTCCAGGGCCGCCGGGCTGATGTTGCCGAGAAAGTGGGCGATCTGCTCGCCGAGGTCCTGCTGCGGGTCGGCGACCGCCACCCGGGCCAGGCCCTCCCACACCACGCCGTCGACCTGCCGGGTGTGCAGCACCAGCATGGGCAGAGCGTCGGCGATGGAGTGCTCGAGCTGGTAGCCGGCGACCTGTCCTGCGGGCAGGGGGGTGCCGTCGATGCTAATGGTGGCGCTGCCGGGCTGGGCGTCGATACGGACGCCGTGCGCGGTCGGCTCGACAGGCTGCTCGGTCACGCGGTCACTTCCTCTTCCGGCCGCCGCTCTTCTTCAGGCTCGGAAACTTCTTCGTGACCGCGCTGCGAACGGCCTTTTGCTGCGCCTTCGTTCCGTGCTGTTTGACCCTCGCCAGGGCCGCGCGAGCGTGAGCCTTGTCGTGGATTGGGTACGCCCTCTTGCTCTTGATCGCGAATGAGGACTTCGGGAGTTTCTTCCGCTGCCGGCCGGTCAGCTTGGCCATGGTCTTCTCCGTCCGTCGTCGGGTCGGCCGGGAAGGGGACTTGGAGCGGCACCGTGCGCTGGAACGCGACAGGCCTACCGGTGATCAGGTCGTGTTCGCGGCTGCCATCAGGGCGCCGGTAGTGCTGGGTGAGCACGATCACCTGGATGAGCCATGGGCCCTCGCCGTCGGCGCGTGAGTCGCGGTAGGGGACGGTGAGAACGGTGATCGGATGGTCTACGGCAACATCGTCGGGATCGATTCCGTGGGCGGTCAGCCACTCAGTGATGGCCTGGCGGCGCTGCTCGCCGGGAAGACCGTTGCCGGAGTGGATGGTGAGGGCGGCGGGGGCGGTCATACGGGGTCTCCTGAGACGAAGCCGCGGCGGCCGTTGAGGTCGGGGCGGGGGATCCACTCCCGGATACAGCCGTGGTGGGCGATCGGGTAGGCGGCGGCGTCGTCGGCGGAGCGGACCGTGCCATCGGCATGATCGGTATCGGGGTGGGAGACGAACCCGCACTCCGGCCCGTCCACGCACTGGAACCAGGCTGCGTCAAGCTCGAGGCGGCCGGCGTTGATGGCACCGTGGTTGGCGGTGACCGCGCCCTGGTAAGTGAGGGCGGAGCGGGCCCAGTCCTTGACGGGGTGCCGGGAGTTGTCCCGGTAGACGACCGTGGACAGCGGATGGTCAGCGGCCAAGCGGGCGGCGTTGATGCCGGCGTGGTTGCGGGCGACGGCGACATCCCGGGCTGCTCCCTGAGCGGCGCGGGCGAAGGCCTGGGCGCGGCGGACCGCCTCTTGGATACGGCCGACCAGGTCCGTGTAGAAGGTTGCCGTGAGGGCGGTGATCGCGGCCTGGTGGTCGGCGGTCCACCGGAAGAGAGTGATGTCGGCTCCGGCCTGGCGGAGGGCGCGCAGGGCGCCGTCGCGGTAGGCGGTGGGCAGGTCCTGGGCGGCCCAGCGTTCGGCCAGCGCGCGGGCCAGCCGGGAGAACTCGCCGACCTGCTGGTTGAAGGCGGTGACGGAGCCGTTGACGCGGATGGTCGCGCCGCGTCCGGGGCGGAGGCGCTCGAGGGTGCGCAGCAGACTGTCTTGGGCGGTCGTGAGGCGTTGCCACTGCCGCACCAGTTCGGCCGTGGCCGCGGTGATGAGCGCGGTGAGTTCGGCCCGGTCGCTGGTCTGCTGCACGGGGGTGGTCATCGGCGGGGCCGTTCGATGAGGCGGACGATCGACCAGCCGGAGACGGGGTCGTCGTCTCCGTCGGATTCGTCGGGCGCGGGGGCGCCACCGCCCTCGAGGAATGCGATCTGCCGCTCCAGCCGCGGAGGCTCGATCGGTCTGGCGCGCGGCCGCTCATCGCTCATGGTCGCGGTCCTCGGCGAGCGCCAGCGCGCGTTGATAGACCTCGCGGCGCGCGGCGCCGGTGACGGTGGCGACTTCGGCGACGGCTTCCTTCAGCGACAGGCGCGCAAGCGCGGCGCGGATGAGCGCGTCGAGGTCGGGCGCGGTCGCCTCCTCCTGCGCATCGGGCGGCGCGATCACGATCGCGATCTCGCCGCGCGGGGCGGGAGCGTCCGCGGTCTCGCGCGCGAGCGTCGTGAGCGCGCCGTGACGCACTTCCTCGTAAAGCTTGGTGAGCTCGCGGCAGATCGCGGCCTCGCGCGTGCCGAGGCCGGCGGCGAGGTCGGCGAGCGCGGCGGCAAGGCGCGGCCCGCTCTCGAACAGCACGAGGGTCGCCGGAATGCGCTTGAGCTCGGCAATGCGCGCGCGCCGCTGCCCCTCCTTCGCCGGCAGGAATCCCGCGAACAGAAAGCGGTCGGTGGGAAGCCCGCTCACCGTCAGCGCCGCCAGCACCGCCGATGCGCCCGGCACGGCGCTCACTGGGGTGCCCTGCGCGCGTGTGGCACGCACGAGCTTGTAGCCGGGATCGGAGACCAGCGGCGTTCCGGCGTCGCTGACCAGCGCGATGGCGTCGCCCGCGGCCAGCCGGGCAAGCAGCTTCGGCCGCGCCTCCGCGGCATTGTGCTCGTGATAGGGCGTGAGCGGCGTGGCGATGGCGTAGTGGTCGAGAAGCTTGCGGGTGACGCGGGTGTCCTCGCAGGCGATCAGGTCGGCGGCGGCCAGCGCTTCCAGCGCGCGCACGGTGACGTCACGCAGATTGCCGATCGGGGTGGCGACGAGGTGGAGCCCGGGGGCCAGCGGGGGCGCGGTGACCGACTGCCCGTGCAACGCATAGCTGCGCGTTGCCCGCTCGCGGGACGCGCGGGCGGCGGCGGATATGGGCGCAGTCGTTCGCATGCAACCTAATCTAGCGGTGCGCACACGGCCCGTCATCGGCGGGGCGAGAAATCGTCATTTTTTCATTCGGTTAACCATTCGCGGCGAAAATGTCGATTGCGGGCGTGGACAGGCGGCGACATGATGCGCCGTCGTCGCGCGGAGACCGGCCCCTATGTTCGCAGTCTGGCAGGCCTGGAGGTCTCGGCCGGCGCGCGTGCCATCTCCCTGGCTGGCTGCCCTGGCGTCCCTCCTCCTGCTGGCCGGCTGCTCGGGCATGGGCGATCTCCCGGGCTCCACGCCTGGCGCTCCCGCGCAACCCGCAAGCAATATCGGCGAGGGCAAAGTCAAGGCCGGGCTCATCCTGCCGCTGTCGGGCAGCGGCAACGCGGCGGTGGCCGCGCAATCCATGCGCGATGCCGCCGAGATGGCGCTGGCGGAATTCAAAAACCCCGACCTCCAGCTCCTGGTGAAGGACGACGGCGGCAGCGCTCCCGGCGCACAGCAGGCGGCGCAGCAGGTGCTCGACGAAGGCGCCGAGATCATCCTCGGGCCGCTGTTCGCGCTGACGGTCGGGCCGGTCGGGCAGGCCGCGCGCGCGCGGGGCGTCCCGGTGATCGCCTTCTCGACCGACGCCAACGTGGCCTCGCGGGGCGTCTATCTCCTGAGCTTCCTCCCGGAATCGGATGTCGAGCGCATCGTCGGCTATGCCGCGAGCCAGAACCGCCGCTCGTTCGCCGCGCTCGTTCCCGACAACGCCTACGGCAGCGTGGCCGAGGCCGCATTCAAGCAGGCGGTGGCGCGCCGCGGCGGCCGCGTGGTCGCGCTCGAGAAATATCCGCTCGACAAGAGCCGGATGCAGGGCCCGGTGCGCAGCGTCGCGCAGGCCGCCAGCGGCGCCGATGCCATCTTCATGCCCGATGGCGCCGACTCCGTCCCCACGCTGGTGCAGAACCTGATCGCCAACGGCATCGATACCAAG